CAGAACTTTTATCTCAACCTCTTGTAATGGAAGAGAGTGAGATATTGAAAGTACAGGCTGCTGACGCAAACGAGCTGCACGTCATAGCCTCAATATTAGAAATACAGCCAAGAGAGGTTACAACATAATGATAGAAATAAAACCTACAAAAGTAAAAACAACATATAGACATAAGAAAACAGGTGAACTTTTTAAAGAAAAAAAAGATTGGGAGGCAAAAGGTTACAAAAATGAGGATATGGCTCAAGATGTAAATGTTGTAATGCCAAGCCTTGATTTATTAGGAGAAACCAAATAAGATAGTAAACTATGGCAATTTCAAGATCAGATATGGAAAGACAGCTTCGAAACATGGGTGGAATTATGAGTTTACAAGATCCTAGACAAGGATATTTTTTAGGTAAACTTGTAAAGAAAGCTAAACGTGCTGTTAAAAAAATTACTAAAAGTCCTATTGGTAAAGCTGCACTTTTAGGTGGTCTTGGATATTTAGGTGCCGCTAAACTTGGTGGATTAGGTGGATTAAAAACTAAATTATTTGGATCAGCTTTACCAGGAGCTTTAGGTAGAGATGCTTTTATGGGTGCGGCTGGTAAACAAGGAAGTTTAGGTTTATTAGGTAAATTAGGTTTAACAAAAGGCGGAGGTTCTTTTGGTTTAACAAATCTTGGAAAAATCGCAGGTATAGGTGGTCTATCGGGTCTTGCTGGATTAATGGCAGCAGGAGAACAAGATGATGAAGAAGAATTTGATCTTAGCAAAGTTGATAGAGGTGAGGGATTAAACATTTTAGATATTGTTAAACGTGCAAGATTACAAGATCCTGAGTTTAGATTCTTACCTGGTGCAGAGTTTACAACTGCATTTGCAGAAGGCGGTGG